GGTTAATCTCTGCATTAAAATTTTAGCCGCCTCTTCAATCGGCATCTGCCCTGTCTTGACAGCCTCAAATAGCTGCTGTAGCTGAACGTAGTTTTGGTAAGCTGAACTCTGATCCACAATTTTTTTCCAGTTAACAATTCCAAGCTGTCTTAAAACATCGGGCAGCAATGGATTTGGTGTTGGGTCTCTGAGTAACTCATACGCCTGTAAGTAGGCCGCCTGTCTCTTTTCAGGATCAAATGGTAGAGATGCTGCGGGTTCGATATTAACATCAAACCTCACATCCTTAAGCTTTTCGGATATCTGCTGTGCGCCGACCAAGCCATCCTCGCCGACTATTCTTATGTATCTTCCGAGATCATAGTGTCTCTGTGATATCTCAGCGTCCAAGACCATCAATCCGCGTATCCACTCGTCCTCATATATAGCCTGAAGCGCAATACGGTCGTGAGAGCTTATCGTAAGCGCCTGCGCCTGTGTAGCGGTTATCCTGCCCTCGTCACGTTTGCCGGAGGCGATGTTCTGTAGCCCGGTAAGATTCTTGAACTCTGTTGTAAACAGAGCGTATAGCTGTGCCGCACCCGCCGATGTAGAGGGTGGGTCGAGTATCTTAAACCGGCTAAGGCCGCCACGGGTAAGCCTGATTATGGCACCTGGGCCTGCTCCGATAGAGAAGTGTTTCTTTGTCTTTGGATTAATAGCTATCGCGTCGTTCTCTACGGCTATTTTAGGATCGCCAAACATCTTCATATTATTGAAGAGGTGACTTACAGATATATTTATCATGTCCTGTGGTGAACGGTATAGCTCTACTGCGTTTACGCCACGCCACATGTGGGGCAAGAGGTAGTGCGGAACAACAACGAACGGCCACTGGGTGTATGGGTACTTCTGTGATTCCTCATCGGGATTTAAGATGGTCTGCCCGACCCTTACGATGAATCTGCCGTTAGGGAATTTTGGTTTTTCGTATTCCCTTATAGTTTTCTTTGGCCATTCGTCAAGTTTTATCGGGTTGTCGTTAACATCAATAAAGATATCGTTCTTTTCAAAGATAGTCCCCGAATCAAGCAACTCCTCCTGCGGGATATCCTCTTCGATCTTGACATCCTCGGTAGAGAGGTCTCTAAAATATATCTCTTCAATCCTTACAACTTCTTCATCTTTCGGGGTTCCCGCCCCATCACCCAATGTCTTATCGTTTGCCATCACCAGGGGAGTAATCAGATTTGACCTGAATTCGTTTACCTCCGACTCACTGCCGCCAGAAAACAATCCCGCCTTCTTAGCCGCTGCGCTTCCCGTAGACTGGCTTCCCCTTACGGGTTCCAGCCCAGAGAACTCGCCGGTAAACGCGGCTGCTTCTTTCTTGAGTTCTTTTTTAAAGTCAGGCCACCTGCGTATTGCCCAATCAAGAGAGACATGTCTCACCGTCCCGCAGTCACCGTTATTTATCTTCTCATCGTCGCTCGCCCAGAAACATGCCGGATGCCATAGTTTGTATTTGACATCGCCTTCCCAATCCTGTTTATCCTCATCCCACCTTACTTTATCCTCCCAGAATATCTTTGAAACGCGGTATCCGAATAGCTTACCGTCGAGTATCGCAGCTACATGTTCCAGCCGCATACCGGTGCCGTTTATTCCCTGTTCCCAGTCCCATTGGAGTTTTGACTGCCAAGTCTCTGACGCATCTACGTCGCTCGCTTCCCATGGGTTTGCTATGATGCGCGGGAAGTTCTTGCTGAGTTTCGCCATCTCCTGCATCGCTGTAGGCCAGATATAGTTTACTACAACCCAGTCCCAGTTGGTGTGCTGTCTCTTATCGGCAAGCTGGTCGCCAAAGAAATATCTCAACGACAATGACCATAAATCTGTCCATGCGCGTGTCTTCGCCATACCCGATGTGACCATCTCGTCTAGACGGCGATTAAGCAAGTCTATGTCATTTTTGTTATTTTCTATTTCTTCTTTAGCCACACAGGTACTCCTTGTTTATTCTGCCATCTAATATACAGTGGCACAGACGACATAAAGTCGTGCCATTACCACGGCCTCATCATCGGACTAATTTTTGCGCCTGTTGTGAGGTCATAGACCTCCACGTATAAATATTTGTAACCTACATTGTCAAACCACACCTTCGCAACCCTGTCGTTGCCAGAGTCGGTTATCTTTATTTTCTTAATATGCCCATCGCTAAGGTCGTTTACCCGCGTAATCGTGTCGGTGTAAAGGTCACCGCCCTCATCGTCTATTCGTGCTGCACCGGTAGTCAACGATAGTTCCGCGATAAACTCTGCCGGTCCGGTTTTGCCATACCCCCAGATATTAACAGCGGAATTTATGTTTGGCGTAGTATCGTAGTTCTCGAATATTATCACACTTGCGTTATACTCTTCGTTTAGTTCAAAAGCAGAATCAGGCCGGTCTGACTCGTGGAACGTATACCCTGCGGTAGCCGGAGACAGGGTTGTATCCGCTACTGTTACATCACGCCCACGCATCGGTTCGTATGCGTACATTGGAGTTTTGAGCATGTCACCGATAAGACGGCTCCTTAAGCGGGGAATCTGCGCATGGCACTTCGATATTATATAATATATTAACCATGCTAATCTCCTGTAAATTCCTGTTCGGTGGGTATCCCAAGCTCTTCCATTGGAACATCCGCTTTTATTTTGTATATTAGTTTTGTTGCAAAAGATATCCCATACCGAAACAATGCAAGTGCTGTGATTATTCCGGCTATATATCCGGTGCTAAATAGTATTAGTTCGTTCATTCTTCCTCCACATATTCAATTCTTGCTCTGGGATAAGTATCTTCCGAGTACTCGTTATTTTTGCACGTGTCACATCTATGTAAGGTCTTGGGCATGGCAGAGTCCAAAAGCAAGGGCTCGCCGGTGTCCTGCATTAACCCGCCACATAGACACACCCATTCTTCGATAAATGTCTTGACCTCTTTAGTCCTTAGTTTTTTATCCACTCTCTTTCCTTCCAAAATTGAATGTTATATCCCACGGGCTTGTGATTTGTATGCAGTCCGGTGCGATTAAAGAAACTATCGGCAGGATTAACGAGACACCGAGAAGAAATAATTGCGTGGCAAACATCTTGGTCAGTGTCCCAATAAGCACAATCGGTATCACTACGCACATGCACGGTATCGAGATTAGTGTTATGCAGAATTTGTATAGTCGGTCTTTCATTTCTTTATCCCTTCAATTTGTATATTGCTGAAACTCATCTTCGTCCTCAGGTTCCCATGGGTCTACCGCGTTTCTCATCGACAGCTGATCGTCCTCGAACGGCTCATAGTCCTGTGAACCGAACGTATCTGAACACGGGTATGGGCATGAATGGAACGGAAGTCTAATATGAAGTTGAAGGGCTATCATCGTAGCAAATAATAAATCGTCGTGCTTGCCCGGCCTGTGGCGGGGGGTTCCGTGTTTGTCATAAACAAACGTCTTCATCTCGTCAAGAAGGTCTTTTGAATAGATTTTAACATCACCTTCGCTAAACGCGGTCTTGAAGTTATCGACCATCTTCGGACGGGTAAGTATAGTAGTCCTCCATCCCAGATTAAGACTGTCGGTTTCAACCCTCTGCTCGTCTGCCTGCTGTCTTTGGTATATCCGGTCATAGCCGGATTCCTTCATGACATCAAGTACGACCATGCCCATAGGCAGTTCGGGGGCTACCCACGCCTCGTTATACCATTTTGCGGCATAGACACACTGCTCACCAAGCTCCCTTTGGCCTCCTCTTCCCAGATATATAGCCACCACCTCTCCGGTATCACGGTCGAACACGGACACAGCATGGTAATCATAATTACTTTTAGGGTCATCAGGGTCTGACTGAGTACCCTCCATTGTGTCAATACCTATAGTGTATCCGTGTCCTGTTTCGGGCTTTTTCCATATCTGCCAGCAGTTGCGGAGCAGTTCGGTTGCCTCGGCCTGTATTTGGTCGCCACACTTCACCAGAAGGGCGGTGCGTCCATCTCTTACGTGCATGGACTCGATCTTGCTATTTAGGAAAACATTCCTTCCAGTGGCGTTGAATGCAACCTCCCAAGACCATGGATATTCCTGGTCGAAGAGGTTTAGATCGTTTTGACATTTATTCTTAATCGCCCACCTGCGCCAGTATAATTGTTCTTTAGTAAGCTTGAATCTGGACATCAGCTCGTTCTCTATCACCAGCCATTCCAATGGAATGTTGGATGCGTGAGGTTTTCCTGCCATAAATTTCATGTCATAAGGTATTTTTCGCCGATATTCGGGGAAAACAAACCACGGCAGGAAGATTGGCAGGAAGTTACCGGGGCTTTTGGAGTACTTCCAGTCATCCATAGCCTCCATAAACATATCGTGAAAGGCTCCTCCAATTCCGTTCGCCGTACTTTCGATTATAACCATAGAATCTTTATCTGGAACCTCCTGCATGGCACCGCCAAACTGGGTCTTTGCGTCCTTCCAGAACGCAAATTCGGTTGGATGGAAGTAGTGGTTTTGACCACCACGACCTAATACGTCCGTTCCGGCAGTCTGGGCGATAAATGCGCTTCCGTGTGGTTCTGAGTAGACGATCTCTTTTCTATTACTAAAGTCGGTAGGCCTCTTGGCCCTGGGCGGCATACTGTTTTGAAACCGTTTTGCCATACCAAATACCTTGTTGGTAGACGCTATGTCGGCGGATGCTACGACAGCGTTTACATGAGAGCGGTGGTTGATCTCATAGAAGAACCGCGCCTCTGTGTATGTCGAGATTCCATGCCGTCTTGCCTTTAAGACTATTATCCTTACCGGATACCCTTTGGATATCTGTATGTCTTCGATGGTCTTATGCAGCATCATCTGCGCTATATTCAAGTATAGGGACATTATCTTGCCGTCCCTGTTTACTATCTTTAGATTGTCTTCCATCCAGCTAGGGGTGGTATATTCAACTGTTCTCATTTATCCTTTCTAAGTCGCTATACATAACGGCGACGCCTCAATATCTTCAAGAAGCTTTAGCTCCCTCTGCAACGCCTGTTTTCTGTCCGCCGGTGATACTATTAACTGGTTTATCGTCACAGATGTGTCCTCGTCACCGTAAAGGCCGTGGATTTTGTCTAACTCCTTTATACATCCAAGCCGGTTTGTCCTGTCATTTGCGGTAACACAGTCTTTTTTAAGACTATCCAATAGCCGTTTAGCCTTAGATAGGTTATAATTATCCTTCTGGTCATACCGTCGCTGTTCGTGGGCTATCATCTCGGCGGTACGCGGGTCTTTAAACATCCTCTTCCACGTGCCGGTCACCGTTCCCTTGCTGTATCCCGCATATAAAAGCGACACATGGTACATATCAGGAGGACAACCGTTCTCTACGTAGTGTCGAGCAGCTTTAATGCGTCGCGGGTCTGGTATTTTACTTCCCATGTTTTACTCTCCAATACTGATATAAAAAATATATAATGCAAATTGCGCATATTGATCTCATATTCCCTCATTTAGTTTAACCTAAACTAGTTAAGTCCGAAATCCATGCCCAAATAGACTACAAAGGGCGACCATATCCATATATAGTGCATTCAATCTCCTTTCGGATAACGTGATTTTAGGTACGCACGGACTTTTTCTTCCAAGTACTCTCGGTACGATCCGCTAAACCACCCTTCCATGCGTTTATCTATAATAAATGGTCTCAGGTCAGGCGAGAATAACCGCGTCTCAGAAAGCACCTGAGAGTATTTTTCTTCTATCGATTACAAGGGACCCTGGACATCCATGTACTCCGCTCCAAACACCGAGTCTTCTCAGAGTCTGGAAAAGATGCCAGGTCGTCCAATAAACGTAGCTCAGAAAAAAACATCCTTAGCTTCCTCAAATACATAATTTTCCTTTCTAGCTAAACTTATGTCCGCACTTATCGCGCCCATCAGGGTTGTGAGCCTTGGAAAGCCCATACATCCATGTCTCAGCAAGAGCAATCATATGGAGCATAGAACCCGATGTATGTCTATAATATTTACCAATCTCAAAAATCATTATCCTGTCTCCACTAAACACCGAGCCTTGGCTCTGCCCCAAGGTTGACCCTACAAAGCTTTTGGCCGCTGTGCAGCCAGTGTCGAACTTTTATGCATGAATTTAACACGCAACCAGCTATCACTCTTAACGGGTCTATCTGCTGGACTTTGGCGTTCTCCGCCACTCGGTATTAAATTGTAAAAGGTTCCCTTCTGTATAACGCTTGTCCACTTCTCGCCCACACAAAATATTTTGGGAGGATAAGCCTTTCTATCTGGGTGCGCCCCGTCGTGGG